ATTTAAAGGTGTCGTAGAACCAGTTGCGTCCTTTAGGAGTGCCGATAAAGAGTGCTCTCCCCCGTTTATCAGACAAACTGGCACGAATGACCTGCTCCCATGCTTCGGGCTTGATGTCGGCAACCTCATCGAGAACAGCATAGGTCAGACTGACACCACGGAGCGTATCAGGTCTATCCGCACCACGAACGTATATCCTAGCCCCGTTTATCAGGGTAATGTCTAGGTTATTAACGTGACTGCTCTGAATAACCTCTCTACCAAGGTCTAGCAGTAAGTCCCAGATAATCTGTCTTGATTGTCCCATAGTGGGACTAACGTACAGAACCGCAGAGCCTTGTGGACACTTGAGTCCTTCAATCAGTAGGGTAACTGCCGCCATCCGAGACTTTCCACATCTACGTCCAGCAGCCACAACCTTGAACCTAGTCGTATCCTTAAATACTTCTTGTTGCCAAGGAAGTAGAGAGAAGTTCAGATCAGCCATATTTAGCCTCTACATCTTCTGGTTGTTCAGTATCGATAATAGTGGGTTCTTGCCCCAAACCAGTGATATTGATGGTTACGGCACTTCTCTGACTCTTATCCTTTTCAAACAAAGAAACAGGAAGAGTCCTATCAAGACACATCTTGAGTGCTACCAATTGATGGGGATGGTCATCATTAAGGGCTATCTCAATAACCTTCTGAGCCACATCCTTACCCCCACTCCTAATCATTAGCTCTTTAAGCTCCTTGAGACGTTGATGGTCTGTCTTAGGTAGTACAAGGGGTGGGTTGTCAGCAAACCTCTGTATGGTCATCTTGACACTCCCCTTTGGTCTTCCCCGTCCTCTTTTTAATTGTTCCACTTTACCCTTTCTTGGAGTGTTTCCATTTTAGCTTTTTCTGAGGATGGGGGGGTACACAAATATCTACCAACCCAACCTACCCCCTCCCCCCCCCATACATTCTCTACACCTAGGGTTTCTACTACTGTCTATCTGTACAGCTTAGGGTTTACCCTTAGTCAAAGGTTATGCGTTTTTTGCATAAAGTGTGAAAGGATGGGATGCACCTTTTTTGATGTACTTGAATTGATCTAGTCTTATCCGTCTATTGTCTTATCCCTTAGTGTTTACCCTATTGATTGATATGGTTAGGGCTATCCCTTTTCTTTTCGTCTAGGTTAGTTACTAACCCTATACATTCTAAGGGGCTATCTGTTCTATATCCGATTCCATGCAAGTGTTGATATAGGCTCAATAGGTTTTCAAAGCCCTGACTAATATTCCCTTGTCCAGCACTTAACAGTATTTGCAGCTTGGGATTGTCTAGTTTTCGTCTAAATTGCACTGTATCAACCTTAGGCGGGCGGGCCATTGTCTAACCTTGAAAAGAATTAAATTAAAATAATTGTACTTTATTAGGGTTTGTCCTAATAGTTTTTTCTTTTTTTGTCGTTACTCTACTGATACCGAACTAGCGGAACTAGTGTTTTTATAGGTGTAAAAATGAAATTTTTAGTTATCGAAAAGCAAAACCCCTTAGCCGTTCATGCTATCTGCGACACTTTAGAACGGGCGCAGAATTGGATCGATCGCAATGCCCCTGAATATGTCCGCAAGGGTTATTTCATGGATAAAACCTTAACCGCCGATAGTTTCACAATTAAGGTCGCATAATGAAAAACACTTTTTTAGACTATCTGACGGCCATTGTCATTGGCCTAATGCTATGCATAGGGGCTTTGCATTATTTTGACGTTTTGGTCAAATAATTAGGGTTTTTACCCATTTACTAGGGGTTTTGTGCCCCTAGAATTTTAATTTTTAACTATCAATAGGTGTCACGTGATCAAAATATCTCAAACTTCAAAATTGAATGCCCGTTCATGGTCATTGCAAGCTTTAGACACTTGCCCTGGTTCATGGGCTGCGCCTGGTGAATTAGTAGATGCTTGCAAGGGCTGCTATGCAACAACGGGGAATTACAATTACCCCAATGTTAAAGCGCCCAGATTGTCTAATCGGGAAGATTGGCAGCGGCTTGATTGGGTGTCTGACATGGTTTCAGAATTAGATTCTGACCGATATTTTCGTTGGTTTGATTCTGGGGACGTTTACACCCTTGGCCTTGCTGAGAAAATCTTGGAAGTAATGATACAAACCCCATGGGTGAACCATTGGCTGCCAACTAGGATGCACAAATTCCCTAAATTTGCCCATGTTTTCGCACAAATGGAAGCTTTGCCTAATGTAAAGGTCAGATTTTCCAGCGATTCTATACAGGGTGAATATATTGAAGGGCTTCATGGATCAGTTATCGGCCCTGATGCCGCTACATTTAAGGCCCGCGAAGGGGTTCAATTGTGCGAAGCATACAAACACGGCGGTAACTGTAACGGCTGCCGCGCATGTTGGTCTAAAGATGTCCCACTGATCGCATACCCAGCGCATGGCCAAAAAATGGCCCGTGTAATCAAGTTAAAGCAAATTTAAGGGGTTAAAAATGTCACAAATTGAAGCATTAACCCAGTGTTTAATTTTAGCCTTAACCGCTCCCAATGATAAAAAAGCAGATCAAGCTTCACAGTTAGCCGAAAAAATAGCCTTCGGGTTATCGGCTGATCAGGTTGAAGCTTGCAAATTTGAAGCTTTAGAATTTGTGGGGTTTGAATGATCTATGCAATTGCAGCCCTAATTCTGCGAATACTCTCAGGAAAACGATAAACCTAAAAGCCCTCTACGGAGGGTTTTTTTACGTCAAGCATAGTTGGTATAGACAAACCCCAAAAAACGGCTTAAAACGGCTCAGAATAGCCTTCTAGGGGCATTTCCTGAGTCAATCTGCGAATGGTAACGTCAAGGGCTGCTAGTTCATCCATTTTTTTGACCCGCCAAATGGCCTTCGTGCCATGCCAACTATTGTGGCAATCCCTGCACAAAGCAATCACGCAATATTGTAGTTTTTGCTCTATGTGATGTGCATCACTTGGCCCAGGTTGATTGCATACTGAGCACGGCAATAACTTAACTTTCCCTATGTGTAGTCTTTGCTTTGCGCTCAGTTTGTTGTTCAAGTGGTGGCCTTCATTTCCATGCGGGCGCTATATTGCTCGGTTCTCCAGCACTCAATTCGGGCTTGGGCTGCGGTCATTAGCCAGCGATACTTCTCCTCGGTTTCCACTGCTTCCCTGATACCCTCCAAAATCTCAATATACTCAGAGTGAGCATAGGCAAAGGTTTCCTGCTTTCCAAGCACTTCAGTCCCTGCCTGGCTCATGAGTTGAGCTTTACGGCTTTTCCTGAATTCCTCTAAGTACATTCGAGTCGCTTTAGCCTTGGAATAGAGAGGGGCTGTATCGATCAGAAACTGTATCGCACGAGTAGGCTCGTTTCCCCTTGTTTCAGTCATACCAAAACCTTAATAAATAAAGCACTCCCGACCAAAAAGCCGCTAATGCAACAATAATCAATTGCCAAACAGATCGATTGGTCATACATCTTCCATCTTGTAGTTCAGTTTGTGATGCTGGAAACGCATTGCTGCTTCCATTTCCAATTCAGCACAAGCCTCTTGTGACATACATCCCACAATATCACGCCCAGAGAACCAAACTTCCTTGATTGATTCGTTATAGGTGGATTTGTCCTCATCCATTTCGTATTCATAGACTACTGTCACTACTTCGCTACCCTGACCGATTGTTGTGTCAAATTCCCATGTATTCATAATATTCACCCTTGTTAAAACCTTTAATTTACTCTTGTTTATTTCTTTTTCTATTAGGACTTACCCTTAGTCCAAGCATTCTTTTACGCAAATATCAACACCTGGCAGACTTGAATAAACCTTGGTAACGTGGATGTTTATGATCTGCGAATCGTCATGGTAAACAACCCCGTTCATACCATCCTCTACGCTCTTGAGGATATTGCTTGCGTCAGGCTTCTTTGTTGGCTTCTCTAACCCATTGTCAATAGCTTCTAACCGCTTTTTGGTGCATGACTTAGGTATTGGCACTCTAATGTAGAGATAAAGGCTAACAGGGGTTTCCAATGGTTCGGAAGCTCCCATTGCTTCGATTGCAGAATCCCTGATTAAAGTCTCATAGGTTCTTGTCTTCTCAGGGGTGTAAGTTTGCACAAAATTGCCCCTTTTGACGTATCTAGCCCTTTGTTTGCCAACAGGGTTAGCGTCTACTTTGAAATTCACCATAAATGTCATTTTAGGATTCTCCAAGCGGTTGCTGCACACAAGGGGACTTGTCCATTTCCAATGGCTTTAATTCGCTCCATCCTAGCGGCCACCCCATTAGCCACTCGACCCACGTTGGGTTCAGTTGACCACCAACTTGCGTGTCCAATTGGTGAGCCACCACTCCGAGTCCAGGTGACTTCCTGTTTTCCGCAGTCTTCCCGTCTTTCCAATCTCGTGCGTTCGGAGTTGGCAATAGTTTCTCCCTCTCCGCTTGCTTTACCGCAGTAATCAGATTTATTTGGTGTTTCTTGGTTCTCAGGTTCTCCTCGCTCCTTGGCCCTCTCTTCCCATCCCATGCGTTCGGGGTAGGCCAGTTCTGCCCTGATCCATATCCTGTCCCTCTGATGGTTCGCTCCAATGTCGTTTGCTCCCAACACTCCCCATTTCGCATCAAACCCCATTGAGGCCAAGTCTCCGAGAACGGCTCCAAGTCCCCTAGAAGTGAGCATTGGTGAGTTCTCCACATAGACGAATCGGGGTCGTACTTCGTAAATGATCCTCGCCATTTCTCTCCACATTCCGCTTCGCTCTCCATCGATTCCAACACCTTTTCCTGCAGCCGAGATGTCTTGGCATGGAAAGCCTCCCGATACAACGTCAACAATTCCTCGCCACGGCTTTCCGTCAAAGGTTTGAACGTCATCCCAAATCGGGAAAGGCGGGAGAAGCCCGTCATTTTGTCTGGCGCACAGTACGCTTGCGGGGTACTGCTCCCACTCGACTGCACACACTGTTCTCCATCCAAGGAGGTGTCCTCCAAGAATGCCTCCACCAGCACCTGCGAATAAAGCCAACTCATTCAATTTGTCCT